TGGCTGCTGACCTGTCACTGACATTCGGTTATGACGTGCAAGAGTCGCTGTTGGCGATGACTGCTCTGTTCCGTGGTGAGTATGACCCGATTGAGAAGTTCGGTGTCGCCATGAAGCAGAACGAAATTGAGGGTGAAAAACTCAAGCGTGGTCTTGAGGGGTTGACCGGTTCCGCCGAGCGTCTTGTCGATCAACAGATTCGGTTGGAACTGTTGTATCAGCGTTCTTCTGACTCTATGGGCGCTTATGAACGTCAAGCGGGCACGTTGCGGGTGGCTCAGGATACGTTGCGGGCGTCGTTCAACAATATGCAACAAATTTTGGGTACGGCAATGTTGCCTGTTGTTGCGGATTTGACGGCTTCGCTTATCCCGCTTGTTGAGACTATTGGACCGATTCTGGCTGCTGCGATGCGTCAGGTTGTACCCATGTTGGTGGCGTTCTCGCAAAACAGTGAGGGCATTATCCGGGCAATGGTGACAATGATTAAGGTCATTGCTTCTGTTGTGACAATTGTGTCAACGTTGACGAAGTTCATTATCAACAACATTGATGCTTTCAGAATTCTGGCAACAGTTGTTATCACGGTGGGTACAGCGTTGTACTCGGTGCGTATTGGTGTCGCCATTATGGGTGCTATTCAGTCCGCTGTGGTCGCATTGAACATTCAGTTGTTTGCCACCCAGGTTGCTTTGCGGCGGGTCAAGTATGCACTGGTGTCTATCCCTGTTGTGGGTTGGGCTTTGGGTGTTATTGGTCTTGCTACTGACTTCTTTGGTTTAGCTGCCGCTGTTGATGAGACGGGCGAAAGCATTGAGGACATGTTCGACGAGAAAGCTCTTCTCGCGGACATTGAAGCGCTTGGTGATCTTACTGCTCAGGGCAACATGCTTGAGGAGTCGTTTGAGGATGTTGCCGCTGCTGGTGGTGCCGCTAAGGACGCTGTAGGGGATTTCTACCGAAACCTCGCTAATGAAATTGATAAACAGCAGGCGAAGCTTCGTTTGCAACAAATGGGTGCTTCCGCCGGTCTAATTCAGTCTATTCTTGGTTCTGGTGAGGATTGGCAACGTGTTTTCAATGATGTTGTGTCTCGCGGTATTGCTGGTGTTGCCGATGTGCAACGCCTGTTCCAGGCTACTGCGGCTGGTTTTGATGAGGCAATGTCGCAGTGGGAGGAAGAGTACGGAGAGCCTTTCCGCAAGTTCAAAGAGGATGCACTTGCTGCCCGTGACGCACTGATTGAGTTTACGCGGGAAATTGAAATTCTGCCGTCTGTAGCGGAAACACTCGGTCAGTTTGAACGATCCGCTGTTGAGAATCTTGCTTCTATTGAAGAGAAGCTGAAAGAAGCGTTCGATAACGGTCAGTTGTTGGATGGTTCTTACCGGAACTTGTTGCAGTACGCTCGTGATGAGTTCCAGGTGTTGCGTCAGATTGAGCGTCAACGCGATGAAATTATTGGTCGCCGTAACGCTGCTGAAGCGCTGATTAACTCGGTTCAATCGTCAATTATCTCGGGTGGGCGTCTTGTTGGAATTCTTGGCAAGGTGCAAACCGAGGCTGAGGGTGTTGATGTTGTTGAGTTCGCTACCCGTACCGTGTCGGCTGGTACAAGTCTCAAAGAGTTCCGTACCGCTTTGCTATATAACTTTGTGGAGCCGATTGAGAAGGCCAAGTCAAGAGCTGACGAACTGGTGTCCGGTTACAGGGCTGTTGTGGAGCGCACTCGGGAGTTTGTTGAGAATCTGAAGGCGTTGCGTGCGCTTGGTTTGGACCCGATGTTGTTCAACCAGCTTGTTGAGGCTGGTGTTGAGGCGGGTGGTGAGACCGCTAAGGCGCTTGTTGAGGGTGGATCGGAGACAGTTAACGAGATTAACTCTCTGTTTACGGAGCTTGATGCACTTGGTATGGAGCTTGGTGAGAACACTGCTCAGGTCATGTACGGGCAGGGTGAGAACTTTGTCAACGGTATTGTTGAGGGTTTGACTGCTCAGGCTGGCGAGTTGGAGATTAGCGCTAAGTCGATTGCTGAAGCGTTTACTGTTGCGTTTGAGGAAGTTCTGATTCGTGGCATTAATCAGGCGATTGATGCGGCTGAGGCGGCTTTGGCGCGGATGCCTCAGATTGGGGATTTTGCGCCTGGTTTCGATCCTGGCCCCGGACCTGGCCCCGGACCTGGCCCCGGACCTGGTGAAACTCAAGTTGAGCAAGTTGGCGCCCAGGCAAGAGAGTTGACTGCAAAAGCGAGAGATGTTTTGCAAGAGCGAGCGATTGTTTCGCTTGGCACTAAATTTGCTGCCGGTGATTACAATGTTACAACGCCCGTTCCCGGTCAAGTAACAATTTCTGGTACACCTGTTTCTCGCGGTAACGTCACCTACAACGTGTACAGCTCAAGTTCTACACGGGAAATTCAAAACATTGTTACTCGGGGTAACTCTAAGGCTGGGGCACCCGTGACAACCAGTGTGAGGGCGATTCAAGACCGGAGGGTTGGATGACAATACCTGCCCTCAAAGTTGAAATAGGTTTCGACCTTACCGACAATCCTTCTGCACCGTTTTTTCGTCTTGATGATTCGGTCCAGGGACGCCTAGATAACACTGAGTATCGTCTTGGTGGGACATTGTTTTACGATGTGACCGAATATGTTATTACTGTTGATATTCAACGCGGTAAATCAGCTATTTTGTCGAATTTCCCGCCTGGTGAGTGCAGTGTGGAGTTTACAAACCACACTCGCGCTTTCGATCCTTTGTTCACGGCTTCACCTTTTTACCCTGAGATTGTTCCGAGACGTGAACTGCGGGTTACTTCTGGTGGGGAGCTTGCGTATCAGGGTTGGATTGAGGACTGGGATTTGGGTTATCAACCTTCTGGTGATTCGGTTGCTGTTGCTAAAGCTGTTGACGCTTTGAGTGTTATTGGTAATCAGACTCTTGATGCGTTTACTCCGCCGGAGGAACTGGCTGGTGTTCGTATCGCGTCTGTGTTGGATAGGGCTGAGATTGGTTGGCCTTCTACTTTGCGTGACCTTGACGTTGGTGCAGTAAATATGGCGGCGAACCCTGTCCCTGCGGAGCAGAACGCTCTGGCGTATTTGCAAGCTGTTGCGGGTTCTGATCCTGGTTATGTGTTTGTGACGAGGGATGGAAAGTTTGCTTTCCGTGACCGCCGTAAGGCACCTACTTCTGCTGATTTGGTGTCTTTGGGGGAGGGCGGTATCCCTATCAGTGATTTGCAGGTGACGTATGGTTCTGAGTTGTTGTTCAACCGTGTTACTGCGTCTCGGCAGAATGGTGGAACAGCTATTGCGTCGAGTCCTGCGTCGCAAAACAATTACGGTGTTCGTGACTTGTCGATTAATGACACTCAGTTGGCTAATGATAGTGATTTGATTGATTTGGTTGTGGGTTATGCGTCATTGTTTTCTGAGCCGGAGTATCGGTTTGACACTGTTTCTGTGACTATGGAGAAGTTGTCACTGTCTCAGCAGGCTGACATTCTTGGTTTGGAGATTGGTGATATTTGTAGTGTTTCGTTTACGCCGAATGGGATTGCGCCTCAGATTGTTCGGTATGTTGAGGTTCGTGAGATTAACCATAGTGTGCAACTTGATTCGCACCGTGTTGATTTTGGTTTTGATGAGACTCGGTACGCGCCATTGATTCTTGATGACGCCGTATTCGGTAGACTAGATGTAGGCACTCTCTCTTGGTAAGGAAACTATATGCCGTATAAAGTTTGGGCAGTTAATGAGATTTTGACTGCGGCTGATATGAATACTTATGTCGGCGATCAGGTCATTGCTACTGTGGCGGGTACTGCTGCTCGGGCCACGGCGATTGGCACTCCGGTGGAGGGTCAGTTCGCTTTTCTTCGTGATTCCGACACGTTGACCTACTATACTGGTAGTGCATGGACTGAGTTTTCCGCTGGTGGCGGTGGTTTTGAAACTAATTTCTTATTGATGGGAGCATAGGTTGGCTACTTCGTATAAACCTTTAGGTCAGTTGGATTTGACTGACGCAACACTTACGACTCTTTATACTTGTCCTGCCAGTACTGAGACAGTAATTTCGACGGTAATTATTGCCAACCGTTCTACTTCGGCTGATACGTTTCGTTTAGCGTTGCGACCTGATGGTGACGCGATCAGTGATGAACATTTCCTCGCTTATGATGTGCCCGTGGCTGCCTCGGATTCTACGACGCTGACGTTGGGAATTACAATGGAGGCGACGGATGTTTTGAGTGTTGCGGCGGGTGGTACAGCATCGACTGTGAGCGTTAACGCTTTCGGTGCTGAAGTAGGCGTCTAAAGGGGGTAACGACTAATGGCTGTTACTTCTATGCGGAAAAGTAGTATCCGCGATTTTGCTAAGTTCAACTCGATGAACCCGTTGGATACGGCGTTGTCTTTTGCTGTGTCCTATCTTGTAATTGCTGGTGGCGGTGGCGGTGGGTTTGACCGCGCCGGTGGTGGTGGTGCTGGAGGCTACCGGTGCAATGTTACGGGTGAGGACTCTGGGGGCGGTGCTTCCGCTGAGTCTGCTTTAACTTTGGCGGCTGGAACTTATACGCTAACGGTTGGGGCTGGTGGTGTTGGTGGTGTAGCTTATTCTACTTTTGGAACAAATGGCGGAAACAGTGTTTTTGACACAATCACTTCAACTGGTGGCGGTCATGGCGCAAACCCTAACAACCCTGGGGCTTCTGGTGGTTCCGGTGGTGGTGGACACCGTAACGTAAGTTCAGCGGGTGGTGCTGGTACTGCGAACCAGGGTTTCGCTGGTGGTCAGGGACTCTCGACTGCTCCTGAGCGTGGTGGTGGTGGTGGTGGTGCTGATGCTGTGGGGGCATCTGGTTCGGTAAGCGGTAACGGTGGTGCTGGGGTTCCGTCTTCGATTACTGGTTCTGCTGTGACTCGCGCAGGTGGTGGTGGTGGCGGTGGGAACTCGGCTGCGGGTAGTGGCGGGGCTGGTGGTGGTGGTAATGGCGCTGTCGGAACGGGGGGTCAGACTGGCTCGGCGGGGACTGTTAACACTGGCGGTGGCGGTGGCGGTGGTGCTGAACCTGGACCCGGTGGTGCTGGCGGTTCCGGTGTCGTAATCTTCACAGTTCCAACCGGTACAAACGTGACTTTCTCTGGCGGTGTTACGGAAACCAGCGCTACTGTCAGCGGTAATGATGTGTACACCGTAACTGCCGCTGGTCCTTCTGACACAGTAACGATTGGATAAGACGATGGCTCATTACGCACAACTAGATTCTGAAAATGTCGTGGTCAATGTTTTCGTGGGGCGCGATGATGTGGTCGAGGGCATTGACGATTGGGAAACCTATTACGCGCCAGAAGGCTACACAGTGAAGCAGACTTCCTATAACACTCGTGGCGGTGTCCACTATGACCCTGAAACTGGGGAACCTAGTGAGGACCAAACCAAAGCGCTTCGTAAAAACTACGCGGGTATTGGTTTCACTTACGATGAAGCGCGTGATGCTTTCATTCCGCCGAAACCTTTTGAGTCTTGGGTTGTCGATGAGGACACTTGTCTATGGGAAGCGCCAATTCCATACCCTGGGGATGGGGAATCGTACACCTGGGATGAGGATGCTGGGGATTGGATCGCGGCTGATGTCGAATAGGCAATGCCCTTGGACTTCCTGCCGGCAAGAGCACGACTGTCAGACTCCCGGCTGTGGTCCCGCTTGTGGGGGGCATCTCTGCGCTGAAGTGGTGGTCTGATCGTGAAACTCAGTCAGCCGTGGCCTGAGCCGCACAAAATTAACGCACGTTCACCGTATGGGTGGCGTAAACACCCGATTACGGGTCGTCGCAAGTTTCATCATGGTGTGGATGTGGCGCTCCCTGTGGGTACACCGTTGACGGCTCCTGCTGATGGTGTTGTGGTGAAGAAAGGCAACGGGCCTTCTGGTGGTGTCACCCTCATCCTGAAGCATGAGGACAACCGGCACACTGTCTACTATCACCTGCAGAAACCTTCTCACCTTCTCAAGGGGACACGGGTGGAGCGCGGTGAACTGATTGCTTACAGTGGGAACACCGGGGCTTCTACCGGCCCACACCTACACTTCGAGGTCAGGCGCTCTGCACGCTGGGGTGACACGGTAGACCCGATGCCTTACCTCCAGGCGGAAGAAACTCCAGAGCCCACACCGGAGCCCACACCGGAACCGGTCAAGCCTGAGCCCGTGGAAATCCCAAAACCCCTCCCACCAGGTGTCCCCATAAACAAACCTGAACCGGTACGACCCAAACCAAAATGGGAACCCTCAGCGGCACTCGCTCGCGGATTCAACCGGATTCGGAGGGCAGCCAAATGACTGAGGAACACAACGACACAACAACGGTGAAGGTGTCCATGCGCGACATTTACCAGGAAGTTCAAAGGCAGGGAAAACTGCTGGAGAAAATTGCCAACTCCCTCCCTGACGCTGAAGATAAGATTGAGGACCACGAGAACCGGATTCGCAAACTAGAGATGCGGATGTGGCAGGCCATAGGTGGATTCGGCTTCCTGGCTGCAATCGTCAGCCCGTTAGTCGCGGTGATGACACGATGAGTGGGGGATGTTGTGACTGTGATCCGGCGTGTAATAGGTGCTTACCTGAAAGGACTGAGGTACATCATGGCTAAACCCTCCTGGAAAAATCGGCGGCGCTACATCCTGGCATCGTTCATCATTGGGGCTTTCATGCTAATCGGCTCCACCATTGCCGCACTCACAGGCAACATCACAGACATTAGTGATTTAGTGACTGGTGGTGTAGCGTTAATAACTCTCATCCTCACAAGTTACATTTTCGGTGCGGTTTGGGAAGATAAATCATTACACAAAGGAGAAAACCCGGATGGATAAGTTACGACGTTACTGGGGCTACGCCGCTGAGCGTGCTGTGAAAACACTGGCACAGACAGCTCTTGCAACAATCAGTGTTGGTGCGGTTGGTATTCTTGAGGTGGACTGGGTGAACGTAGGATCGGTTTCAGCGCTTGCTGGCGTTATGTCTTTGTTGACTTCGGTTCTTCAGTATGACCGTGTGCCAGCAGAGGAGAAGTAGTGGCTGATTTAGATTTGTTTGAAACCGTTGGTGGGGTTGTGTGCCCTATCGATCCGGCAGAAGCAGAAATGTGCGAATCCTGCCAATAATTGTGATACAGTAAGGATGTTCATTTGATATTCCTTTCTGCAAAACCCCTCGGATTGTCCAACACGGTCCGGGGGGTTTTGTTATTCAATCCATTGGTGGACGGTGCGGCGTGTGACACCGGCTTTCTTTGCCAGATCGGTGACACCTAAACCGTTGGCGTATTCTTCGCGTACTTTGTCGCGGAGCACGTCGGTGACAATTTGTAGGCGGGAGAGTTCCCAGTCGCGCATGTCGGCAACCATGTCGAGGCTGTAGCCTGCGATGTGTGCTTTTGTCATTTCTTGCATGACTTTATAGTACAGGTTGAAGGTGTCATTCCTTGTAAATGTCGTATGTGTGTGATTTACTGTCGCCATGAAGAAAAGGGCAACCTACGAACGTAGGAAAACAATGATTGTTGAGGTCAGAGAGTTTTGGCTTCTACTCGGTGCTGCAAGTTTCTTTGCTAGTGCTTGTGTCTTGTTGTCGTTTATGATCGCTTATTTAGTGAAGGGGTAGCAAATGTTTGATGTTGAGAGAAGCCACGATGAGGTTGTAATCGTTTCTGAGCATGGTTTTGATTGTGTTCACCGTGAAGGGGTCGGGACACTGGTTTTGACCGTTACGGAGGCGCGTGAGCTGTCTGAGAAGCTGTTGGACGCCACAGTGGTTGGGTCGTTTGAGTTTCTGCGGTTCCTGACCACACCTGCTGACCCGGAGGACGGTTAACGTTCGTTGGGGAGAGTCCCACCCCACACACCATACGTTTCGTTGTTGGTGACGGCGTAGAGGAGACATTCGGTT